TACCAGCCGTGTCTTGAGCGATTGTATCTGTCGCTGATTCCGTTACTACTTTTTTCCATGCCATGATTGACTCCTGTTAGTTATTTGGCTATGTATAATTCACCACTTATAAAAGCCAAATCCCCATTAGTCGGGTTACTCGGTTGTGAATTTTGTTCTTTTAAATTTAATACTCCGTCTATTTGAAGAGTATTCGTACTCATCCATAATGGACTACCTGTTCCATCTCCGTCAAATATTCTTTTAGCACTACCTGTAATTCCCTCATTTATAGTACCATTAAATATTGTTAATAAATCAGCATAAGTGTCTTTTACCTTATAACTGGTTAAATCAGCCATAGTTTAGTCCTTTTAGTGTAGATTGTGAAACATTGCTATCATGTTTTAATGAAGACAAAATCTGATTCGTTGCCTTTAAAGAAACAGAAGGAGTCAGCATAGCACTTAATATATATCCAGTTGTTGTCCAGGATGTATTTGTTGTCCATACAGCATTCATTGTCCCCCACGTTCCATCACCAAATCCAGTCCCCTGTATATCCTGTAGTGATGTAGTTGTATTACTTAGACCAACCAGCATTAGAAATCTCTTCCTTGTATAACAACAGATGTCTCTTCTGATTTATGTGAATTAGCTTCTCTCATTCCATCTTTGATAGCTTGATCAAATTTTTCATGAAAATACTGAGCCTGCTGCAATCCATCAGGAGCCTTCTCGTAACCGTGGGCTATAGCTTTATATGTTAATGCTTCATGAAATTCTGGTGGAATAACTGGTGATTCAAGCATACCAGTTTCAATTCTAATACTATCTGCATTATTAACACCATTATCTATACTAACAAAAGGCGAATCATGCCTCGAACAATGCAAGCTTAGTGTTCCAGCAGAAGGTCCACTTAATGTAACATTATCACCACTTAAATCAGCTACTGCAATAGCATCTTTATCTGTCCAATATACTTTAGCCATTATACATCTAAATCCTCTGTATCTGGAGTAGATAGCAGTCTTTCTATCTTAGTCCCATCGAAATAGACACTATTAATAGAAACTATCTCATCATCTATTTGATACCATCTTACTCCATTAGTAATTGATTTTTGGAATACACCTCTCAAAATCTTAGTTTTTTTTGTAAAATCTCTCAAAGCTTGATTAAGATAGATTCTTATCTCATTTTCAAGCATTTGTGGATGATGCGTTCTAACTAATTCGATCATCATTTCTTGCGTTAACCCATATCCCCACGATGGAGAACTGGCTGTTGTAGGATTAGACTGCGCCAACTGGAGCTCCTTGTGTCGTTGCTGGAGTTCCACCAAGCCTTATTAAGTCTTCATTATACATATTCTGTACTGTTGCTAACTCCTGATTAGCTACCTGGACCAACTCTACATCTTCATCAGAATGCAATAGTTTATTTAACTTATGTTGTAATAAACGAATAGCGGCTCCAATAACTACAGCATACTCTGCTCTATCTGGGAAATTAGTAATTGCACTATCTGTATATACTGGACTAGGGTATGAATTATAATCTACATATCCTGGTTCTTGAGTAGTCGTGATTGGTCTAATAAATAGTTTAGCTCCACCAGATGATTGCCCTTCCAAATAAAAAACTGGACTTTTTTTAGATGGTTCAAATATACTCCCTGAACCCTCTACCAAACGTGATTTAAATTCCAATGGAACCATGACACATCCAAAGCCATCCCTTAAAACCTTAATGATCTTCTTATCTGTAACATCAAGACCGACATTAATAATTTGGATTTGAATAGCGTCCCTTTCTAATACTTCAATAGGTAGTGTATCTAATAATACTCTTGCAGATTGTTTAAGAAAATCATCAAGCATACTACGATATGCTGTTAAATCTGATCCTGTTGATGTAGCTGTTTTACCAGCTATATTTTCAATCTGGGTCTGAAAATTTGCCATTATTTAAGATCACACAGTATAAAACGCTGTGATTCCCCAATCAATATTGTCGTCATTTCCTGTTGGACCTTTATAGTATAACCCGTTTGGAAATTCCATCGCAACTGATGGTGTAAAATATTGAGTCTGAACTTCTTTATCGAACATTATCTCAATAAGTACATCACCACTATTTGAGCCATCCTTTAGATGCAATCTATTGCCTACAATACTATCTCCTGTATTGTCAACCCTACGAGCACTTATTACCATACCATACAATGTAGTATTAACTGATGTTATAGCAGTACCCAATGCACCAATTCCTGATTGATAATGTGTTGTTACTGTTGTTGGGAGCACAGCAGTTGTTATTGCAGTTTCACCACTATTCAGGATTTTGTTTAAAATTTCTTTTGTTTGATACTTATGCATTTCAGCCATAACTATCTCCTTTACTTATCCACCACCACCGCTTTTCAGCATTGATACTGGCGGGGGCAAAAGCCCCCACCAATATTGTTATGTTATCAAGATACTGTTACAACACCACTGTCAGACCAAAGCTGCCCAGCTACCCCTGGGTCAGATGTTGGAAGATTAAGTTTCACTTTCTGAGAAGCAGCAACTGTAAGATCACTTTTACAGGTAAGACTCCCCGTCATAGAAACGTCTTTACCAGCTGCGTCTCCATTAAGAGCTTGTTCAATCTCTTTAACATTCTCTGCTGTTTTACCATCAGCCATGGATTTAGTTTGCGACATAACTGCCATTCGACTATCCTCCTTATGGTGTAACCATTAAAGCATGACTCTCCATGAGCGAAATACCAATGCCTTCATCAGACATGTATTGATCTTTTACGCCATCATAGTCATTTGCTTGAATGGAAGCCTGAAACTGAGGTGCACGATACTGAGCATGAAACAGATTCTCATCACTTACAATAAGCATATGCTTGTTATAAGGTCCACGCAATGCTGGAGTTGGAATCAACTGAAGCATACCGTGAGGTGTTTCAAGGGTTCTATAGTTAAAACCAAGAGCATCCCTTTTCATGTCACCAAGATTAACTGTCCATCCAGAATCACCAGCAAAAGAACCAGCGTTTCCGCCTTGTTTAGACCAGTACCCTAAAGCACCAGCACCAACAAATGCACGCTTACTTCCAGATGTAGGAACATACTGGAATACTTTTTCCATTGCATCGACAAACTCAGAATATGTATCAATATCACCAGATGCAAATACATTCTGTGCATCTCCTGAAGCTGATCCATATCTCGCTAATGCAGTAAGAATACCCATTGTAGTTCTTACTGTCTTGTCGTTCTCGTCAGTAATATCTTCAATATTAGCGAATCCGCCAGAAGTACCTTTTGGATTAGAGCCAAATATGAAAGATCGTTCTTTCTGTATCTTATGCTCTGCCGATTTTTGATCACGAAGCCTTGCTAACTCTTTAGATTCTCCACGAAGAGAAGCCTGGAGCAAAGTTCCAGTTACTTCCACAGGTGTTTTAAAAATCTGTGTAGAGTTATAGACTACTGATAGATCATCAGACCATGCAGCTGGTGAGTTAGTACCTTCACCTTGTGCATTACCAATAACCACAAACCAATCATCATCTGCAACATTGATATCTTCATTCGTCAAGTTTTTATACTTGATAGAATCACCACTACTAGCATACTCAGTGATTAATACCTGACCTTTTGATCCGCCAGATGGTCCACTTGAGTCAGAAAAAACATCACACATCAAGCCTTTATAGTTGGCACCAGGTTGGATGCCTTCTGCATTATCAGTTGCTATTGATGTAGATTCTGCTCCAGAAGCTACTGCAGCAGGATTAGCTGCTGATTGAAACTGTTGCTTCTGCCACGGGTTACGGTGTTCAAACATTTTGAAAGTAGGGTCAGCCATTCCAGAAACCGTTTGCTGATTTGCAACAACGGTAAGGAAAGGTGTAACATCTGTCCAAAGCTCTTTAACCACATTTGGACGGATATAGAAATCCCTTCTGTCAGAATAGAGAACACCACTTGAACCAAGATTCTTGGCTCCTGTTACGGCTGTTGTAGCCATATTATTATCCTCCTAGACCTTTAGGTCTATTTTCTATTTGCCATTAAGCCTAAATTAAACAAATCTTCATCAGAGAATTGGGGTTCAGCTTGACCTGACTGTATACCAGCAGGTGCTGGAACCTCTAAACGCTTAGATTGATTTGTCATCCTTTCTGCCTTTTGGCGAGTAGCAACTTCTGCCTGTGATGGAGAATTACGTAATTTATCCAAATGGACAAGATTATCTAAAGTAACAGACTCTGGAGAACTGTAGAACTTCATGAATTCATCTGCTTTACCAGACTCATAACCATATCGGTTAACCAGTTCCGATTTCATTCCATCCATAGCCTGAGTACGTTCATACTCCTGCTGTCGTTGAACTATCATAGCTTCCTGATCTCTTAACTGATTTATTCTTACTTGTTCCTGCTGATCTTGAAAATCGATCATTCCGTCTCTGTAGTCGTCTAAAGATACCCTGTATTTGAAAGAATCACTTTCTGTATCCATATAGGCTTCTGTTGCATCGTAGTTAGTTGGTTTGGTCGGACGAGTTGGTTTCTTTGGCAACTCCTGCGATTTCTCTTGCGAGGGAACCGAAGGTTCATCACCAGAAAGTGATTTTGCTACTTGTTTCAAAACATTAGGATTCTCCTGAATATACTCCGCTATTGGAGCAATTCGATCATAATCAGCTAACTTTTGATTCGCAGTCTCAAATTCACTTGCCTTTTGGTCATACCGTGATTGCCAATACTGGTATCGACTTTGATCTTCACCAGCATTCTCGGGCAATTCAGGATCAGGTGCATTATTAGGCACTAATGCATCATCAAATGCATCTAATCCTACTGGGGGCTCACTTTCAACATTTGATTCATTTCCCCAGAACTCCTGTTCTGGTTCAACAACTTCAGCAACGTCTACTTGTGGGTTTTCGTCTATCATATTTTCCTCCTTCCCATTTGTCTAAGAGACAGCAATGGGATTTATTGATTGTGATTTGACTTCCCTGTTTTCTTTCTTAACCTCACTTAACTCATCACCTAAACGAGCCTCAAACAGCTGTGCTGCTTTTTCGGTCTTTTGAGCTGAATTTGTAAGTTTAGTCTTAAATTTTTCTACCTCAACACGTTTCCTGTCAGAAGTGGACTCTCTTTGAGCTGTCTGCAGGTCACCTTTGAGTGTTTTAATTTCTTCTTCTTGAGCTTCTAGTTGCCCTTGCATCTGTTCTATCATTCCTATCCGCTTTAGAACGCCCTCGGTATCTGCAACCTCTGTCTGCTCTAGAACTTCTTGTTGATCAATAATACCTTTTTCATACAATGTCATATAATAATCAAAACGAGCCCATCTATTTGAAGGTAATGTACTTCCGCTTACTACAATAAGATCATAATTGCCTATAGTTACATCATTCATTCTTCCTATAACTTCATTCGTAAAATCATCATATATAGGACCATTAATCGTTTGCTCAGTCTCTCTTCCATCTGGTTTCATAATTCTGACAACTTTCTCGTCTGTATAAGTCTGCTGAATTAATTTTACAATAACCTTACCCATTTGATTTAGGACCGCATCAATATCGTCTAATTTTGATTTAATTCTTCTTTGGGCATATTCATCTATAGCAACTGTACCCTTGTATGTAGAAGGAGCAGCTGACGGATCACCATGTTGTAATGGATGAATTCCTAAAATGTGATATATACTTGTTTTTGCATCTTCTCTGTTTTTATACAACTCGTTAGGCAGGGGAACAGGACCAGCAACAATAGGTTGACCTAATTCGGGATCATATTCTATCACACCAGTACCTGCTCTTGACCATTCTTCTTCGAGCTGCTTTCTATTCATAGAACCTCTAGGAATGAGAAGCTTAGTATTCGTGGAAGAACTTGCATGAGCGACAATTAATGACGTTATCTTATTGATATATTCTTGAATTGGTTTAACAAACCTCACATCGCTCATAGGGTAAGGATTTCTATTATGCCTATTCATTAGAGTAACAATAGGATATTCATCTATATCCATTATATGCATTGCAAGCATCACCCTGCCAACTGATAATACTCGTTTAATTCTTGGAACTATAACCTGATTGCAAACAACAACACCTTGTTCAACCATGTCCTTCATAGATACTATAGTTATTGTTGTTTCAGACCCTGGAATAGCATCTTCATGCTCTGGTCCAGGCATCATTGTTGGTTGACCAGTGGCTGGGTCCATCATCATATGAAATGTACCGCCAGTTTGTTCATGTACCTGCATCAACTCTTGTACTTCAGGTTTGGATGTTATATGAGATAATTCTCCAGCATTTTCTATAATTACAGCTGGTTGTTGAAGAAAAGCATTATAATCTTCTTCGTCATGTATAAATTCGTTCCCATTGGTTTTATCGAGACAATGCCAGAATGGAAGATTAACTTTTTCATATCTATCTATAACCTGATAAGTCTTAACATCCGTCTCTTGCGTTTGTGGACCTATCCTTTGATCTTCAGCGGCATCTCTAGTTGTTGCTGGATATCTCTCATCGGAAGATTGAACCATCCCGTCAAATAGTCTATTACCTTCTGCATCTGGTTTCATTATTTGAGGATACATGGTTTGTACCTGCTCTTCTGTAAATATCCTGGCGATAATAAGATTAGCAGAATCTCTACAAAATGTATCCCTGGAAGACGGGTCTACAAACAGGTCAAGGGGGTCAATACTTTTAAAGCAGACTTCACCTCTACCAAAATCCATCATAGGGTCCACATAAGCCTGCATGACCCCCATGCCTTTAACATAGTAGTCGTCAATAACCTGTTTTAGTTCCACATTCCCATTAGATTTATCCCAGATGTAAGACATTATATCTGAAAAAATTCTACCAATCTTAGTATCACTGTCATCTCTGCCAGTAGATTGAAATTTTGGTTTATTTGCTGTAAGGAGGGCTTTTGCTTGTTCTACAGCTGGATGTACAATATTATCAACAATAGCTGATTGCGCTCTGTCTTTTAATACTTTTACTTGATCGCTAGTCCATTGAGAGTTATTTCTGAATTCATCATCTTCCATAGCAGCAGTAGCCCAATTGGCTCGCTGCCCATGATATTCATTTAATAGGTCTTCAGACTTGACTACTTCTTTGTGGACATTTATAGGCATTAAATTGCCTGGAATCTACAAAATGGGTACTGGGGGGTATCAACACCTAAGCAATAAGCCAATCATTTATTCTTGAACGCACATTTCCCAATAGGGGCTTTTGTTCGTCTTGTGTTTCATGATAAGGTGTATAAGAGCCTTTATTCGCATAAAAGAAGCCGTCTAATAAATCATCATGTTTACCACGTGGAAATAAAAGAAGTTCGTTTAGGAGGTCTTGCATCGTTTTTTTCATATGTACCTGACCACGTGCAAAAATAGGCTGTAAGCTCTCAAGTCGCCTAGATTTGTTAGTCCTAGGGTTTTCCTTAATATTAAGACCAGGAATGAACAGATTTTCATCATCGCACCTTTTTATTACATATTCCCTAAGCATCTCCTGATACCCAACGCTTTCTATCCTAGTTTTCTGAGATCGATACTTTCTGAAATTATCTACAATAGCTTCTGCTAAATTTAAGGGAGTAGCCCTTTTTCTATAGTAGGGAAGTACATACCTGTTCCCTTCTTTATCCACACCTAAATTGAAAATGACTGAATAATCTGCTGTTTGCTTAGTACTGGATGCAGGGTCTACCCCCGTAAAGATGTTTATAGGTATTTGCTTCTTTTCTGGATAGGTCATATTAAGATAAGCATCTTGATTACTATCCAACGAAACTTCTCCTTCATAATAGCGAAAATCATCGGCTCTGAACAATTGATCTTCATCACCAACAATTTCACACATATATTCACGATAAAACACAGATAATCTATTTATAGACTCTAATTCCTTCTTTTTTTCAAGAAGTTTCTTTATAGACCACCATTCTTCCCACAATGCTGTTTTCTTGTCAATATCAGGTTTATACGTAAGATTTGTCCATCCATGCATTTCCTTTAGTGTTTCAACCATGCAGCGTTGATGCTGCGGAGTTCCAATAACAATAAGTCTACCCTTAAAGGGGTCAACAGAAGGAATTGCTGATTGCAATAACCATCTTAGATTAGTTTCCATTGCTTCTGCTGTTTTAGTGTTATTTTCATCTTCAGGATCGTCTATAATAATAAGGCTAGGGCGTTGGTTCCCGATTTTTATTCCTCTGATTTGCTGACCCGTTCCCTTGCAAATTATCATTGACCCATCTTTTAACTCTATTTCTGCTTTTGACCAACTTTTTGCTGAATGCTGTCCCCAATATCCAAACATCTGCCTACATTGCTCGCTATAGTCTAATGTGTCTTTTATTAAACCAAGGAGTTTAACTGCATGATCCTGTGTTCTAGAGACAAGAACAATTAGTTTTCTACCTTCACCAAAAAATAAATGATGTAATGGGAGTACCCCTCCAATAATGGAACTTTTAGCATGCCCACGTGGAGCCACTATATTAATTTGCTTATCATCGGGGTTCATGAGATAGTTGCACATATCATAATGAAAATCAGGCGATTTAGCTGAAAACATAGAAGGAATACATATTTTCCCAAAAAGCATCATATCATGACGCATTTTTTGTAAAATTTCCTTATGTCGTTGTTCGTTAATAATCTACTCCAAAATATCCAGTTACATTGTCTTCATAAGCGGATAATTCCATATCGTTAGCAACATCCACTAATACCCGCATAAAAGACTCTAATTTCTTTATATCCTTCTCAGGAGCAGTGACAACAACGTGTTTTTTGACAACTTTAGGCTTTTCAACATCATTTTGTATAGTTTCAAGCATCTTGTTTCCTCTCGATCTTTAATTTGCGACTTTCTTCAGATTCTATTTCGTCAAGTATCTTTTTCGTAACATCTATCTGTAAAGTGTCTGTTTGTTGGGTTTTCCCAGGAAGCATGTCCATAATGCGAATATATTGTTCTGCTCCTCTTAACATATTTGATGGATCACCGTTTTGCCTAGCTAATTCAATAGCTGAAGCTATAATATCAAGCACATCTCCTTGATTTAGCTCCTTTTCGTCTAAATATTTTTGTATTTTGGTATCTACCATGCCTTTTATTCTCTCCTGTTTAAAAAGTCTTTTGGCTGTAGCACCTGGATCAAGCTGATCTGGGCGATATGTCTTGCCAATCTGCTGCCAATCTATCTTTCCAGTACTTAGCATCATATTAACATATAGGCTTACTGCGTTTTTTGTACGCGTCATAGCCGCTTCACGCTCTACCCAGGGTCTAGTCCCAGTTTGCGAAAATTCGCCAGTTAGCTTATGGTTTTCGTACGTTAAAGTGGCTTTAGGGGTTAGCCACATCCTACCATATGGGTATATTACCTGGGTGCTGTTCTTATATTTACAAATATCGAGACATTCCGCTACATATCCGTCGTCCGAAAGTCCTAATTCGCCCTTTTTAGCCCTTTTCCAGTGAGTATAGCTCAAATTACGCTCCTTAGCCTCCAGCTCAGTCATAATGGGGTAAGTAACATCGTCCCAATTATTTATTTTTAATTTTCGAGTAATGAAGTCCATTAGTGTACACTACGTAATAGTATATAAATCACAATAGAACACTACTGTAGTGTATACAATACTGTAAAAAACAACCAAAGTAGGGCGATTGTCAAGTCTTTTTTTAATCATAATCTTCATTTGCATAAAAAATATCTATATCCCCGTGTAATATAAGCTCTTTTAATATCTCTATCCTATCCTCAATTGCGCATTCTGCATCCGTGAACTGGAAAACTATTAGTAACTCTTCATACTCCCTATCATTTAAGTCAACAAACTCGAATTGACGTGTATCAGTATTCCACCGCTCAATTTTCATAACAAATAGTACAAATGCACCGAATGGATACTCAAACCAATTTTGAAAATTTGCATTAGAGTGTGTGTGTGGGATATATAGTGTAACCACTCCCCGCCCGTTAGGGATGGTGGGGGTCTTAGTGTGTTGAGTTTTCTCGGTTCCAATAGTGTATGCTTACTCTGTTCTCTTCTTATGCTCTCTTCGCACAGCAGGATGAGAGCAACGAAGGTGGCGAGCCACGCGAACTCATAAGCATACACTATTGAATACAACATCCCGAGCAAACACACCACACTGCAGACACCCAGCATATCCATCCCTAAGGGCACCCCTTTTATTCTCTGGTTTATTCAATAACAATAACAATAAGGAGTAAGTATGAAAATCAGGATTAGTGGTAAGAAGTTTGGAGAGCGTAGTGTATTGAACAGTCAAGCGTTGAATGCATATAGTCCCGAAGAGCGTCAGGCTATGTTTGACTCTGCTGTCGGTGTATCCATCTTTCTAAAGGACCAAAGTAGAGAAGACCAAGCAAAGTCTGTCTTAAAAGAGTTATGTGCCCATTTTAAGGGTGAAGTATACTCTAAGGCATCTGAGTTTGGTTGGGTCGTTGGTCAGGAGTTGGAGCCAACAAGGGATGATTATGACGCTATAATGGAGTTGATTGGTCAGTAGTGTTGGTTGGGGTATGCGAGAGTGTACCCCTTTAAATCCTTGCATTAAAAAACGCTAATAAACACAATAGGGAGTATATTATGGAATTGTATCACGCAACAGAGTTATCTTGGGTATTTGTTTGGATGGGACGTTTAGACAACCTTATAACCGTAGATCGTAGTAAGTATCAGACTCTTCATGAGGCTATGTCTCAGGCACGGAAGGAAGTGTCTTGAAGTAGTATTAATGCGACTTTTGGTCCCCCATCTGGGTGGGGACTGATAAGTGCGTTAGGCTTTCACCAGAGTTGGTGATGTAAGTCCATTGATTTATAAATAACCCAGTAAACTTATATTCGTGAAGTTCAAATACGTCACCAGGTAGACTGGAGTAGTTGGCTCTGCTTACGTGTTGTGGTTAGCGAATTAAAATAAAGTATAGTCGAAGTAGGACCAGAATAACCAATAATCTGCTTGCCTGCGTAATAATGGCTGAACAATGGGAGACTTTAATACCACAATGCTCCCACGATCATTCGGAAGTTAGTCTGGCGTTGGACACGTGCTGGGTTTTTGGTTGTCAAAAGCCCCACGATTCAATTTCTCGGAAATCTAACATCCGATTAGAGAAAAGAACCTTTTTTATTAAAGGGCTCTTTTAATAAGGTTTGCCCAGTACCTTTCGGCGTTTACAGCTGATAAAACTGGGCTGATCGTTGTACAATACCACAGGTGTGAAACAATACTATTGAAGTTCGCAACCGATTAGTAGGTGTCCACCTGTGGATTAATTTTCAGACATAAACCAAGGAGTAGTATTGGGGATATTATGCATTGAAACCCCCATTAGTTCAGCGAGCAGACTGAAGCGGACCCAATCATATTGGTCGGTGTTAGTTCACCTATGATACTTTTGCTATTTATAGATGGTTACTCTATAATTATAATGAATAACCATCATTAACAAGCTTCGGTCAGCCGTATTAGGGTTGATGGTTATTTATTACAAGTCGCCAATCTTGAAAAGATCAACTTGGTTCCCACTTATCCAAAATGGTAAAAAAGTGGAATATTATAAAGATTTAACTAAATAGTAAACAATCATAAAGGAGCAAACTATGATACTAAGTAAAAAGGAACTTGAAATTGTTAAAGGTATGGCTAAAGCTGTTGATGCAGTCGTGGAGACTGTTGAAGATGCCAAGAAAGACCTGCAACTTAATCATGATCGATTAGACTCTTGTAAACACAAGGGTTACATGAGTACAGAACTTTATAGATACATCTATTGGGGTTCTGACAGTTATTGGGATGAACTTCAGAAAATGAAGGAAGAAGACTGTACTGACTGAGAAGGATTGTATGGAAAGGGGTAGGATTGTCAGTATAAGCGATTGATTTCCCGCTTCCTATATTCTACCCTTTTTTATAAAAATAGTAAAAACTAAGAAATAATAGAAAATAGGTGAAGTCTCTGCAGGACTGATCTTATTTTCGTGTTATATATCCCTGGAGTGAAAGACTTAACTGCGTCTTTTCCAGGGGCAATGAAATGGTTCTATAAGGACCATAAGGATAAAAAAGCGGCTAATGCTGTATCTTTGCTTTTGGAGAGCTGAATTGTACGTAACTAAAACTACCTAAAAAGAAGTAGTTTACCGTGGGACACGAACCAAGGGGTCTGCCAACCTCTTAATATAGGAATGGTTCATAAAACAAGTTTTATACAGCATGATACAGGTAACTGTAAATGCTTTATAATCTGTGATGGGTTTAATCAACTTGAGCAGTAAAAACGACGGGTAACCGAGAGTTTTAGTCAACTTTATGGTCGAAAGACACCACAAACAAAATGGATAGTTATTGTAGGGTACTCAGACACGCAAAGTCGTGCTCTGTTGCTTAAAGCCTGCATATCATTATTTCTTCAATTAATATTAGGCAGCAAATCCTCTTTAAAGGGACCGTGTAAGTCGGACTCGATAATGGCTCCAATAGCGGAGCTGGTCTGAGAAAATAGATTGCTGCCTTAATTAAAAGGAACACAAACACATGAATAAATACCAACAAGGTGATGTATTATTTATCGAATTAACTGATAAAGAAGCAAAATCCTTTCAAGATAAAAAAGAGTCAAAGACTCATTGGAACAAAATCAATGTAACTCGAGAAAGCAATGGAGATACTGTTGTTGCTTATGGTGAAGCTACAGGACATAATCATAATTTTCAATTTCATGAAGATATGGTTCATTATCCTGTTACTGGATATGTAACTGATATGGGCAGAAGGGGAATAACTAATGCTTTAAACTATGTTGAAGTAGAAAAAACAGCGACTCTTACTCATCAAGAACATAATGAAATACAAGTTCCACCTGGTAAGTATAAAGTACAAATTGTTAGAGAATTTGATCATATTGGTCGTGTAACAAGGAACGTAGTAGATTAATGGGGTTTGCTAACAGAAGTTGGGGGATGCCTAAATGGAATTTGGATACATTAAAAACTATGCCAAATGCTTCCTTTGTTGAAGATCATGTTAATGGCTATGTAAAAGTTGTGTACTGTAAAATGAGTAAATCTAAGGTTGTTGGTCATATTAGGACTTCTTACTATAATCAAGGTAAGTGGACTTTACCTGCTGTGATTGTTAATCTTAATAATGATACAATTAAAATAATGGATAGTTCATTGTTAGACATGTCAGCTCAAACATTACATTGGTTTCTTGGTCATTGGTGTCCAGGGGGCGAGTATAGCGATAAAAAAGGAAGATGGTGCCATTATGATGGTTTTGCAACGCTAAAGAAAAAGTATGGACGAATTCAAAGACCAAATCAACAAATATCATGGAAATCAGCTGGGTATTTAGAGTTCTTTGATAAGACACCACATGAGAAAAAGATGGTTTTTGATGGAATGATTATCAATTCAGGTTTAGACATTTTAAATAAACCAACTAAGATTCAAGCGAAAGAGCATAATCAAATTATGGAACTTAGCAGATTAACTACGAATAGAAACAGACGATCCGCTTATCATAATAGAAAAGCAATGATCAGACTTAAATATGCACAAAAGCATGGAGATTGGTCTGTTGTAGAGATGGAAGATGTTTTTAAGTTGCGTAATGTATCAGAAAGAAGAGCAGTAATTGCCCATTTTAGTATGGATACTATACTTGCTTCTTTACATTCTAAAGAATTGGATAAAGATACAATAGACGATAGACCTTATTCTTTAGTGCAAGTAAAAATACCAGACAATTCAAATGATGAAGGATTTAGGTTTGGTTCATATTTACGTATGACTAACCCATCTACAGACGAGATTCATTTTGAAGGTGTTCCTAATCCTATACAAAATGTGCGTCAATCAGATACGACGAATGGTTGGAATGATACAATTGATGAACCAACTGTTAGATGTGCTCTTGCATGGAGAGATAACGATCTTGATATGAAATACATAGAACCCAAAGTTCTGACATGATTAACGAAAATGATATAATAATTGATGGTTTAGCAGAAAAAGTGTTTCCTTATTTAAATGATCTACGAGAAAGTGGTGAAATAAATATGTTTGAAGCACCTCAGTATGTTATGGAAGATTTTGACATAAGTAAATCTATGGCGAGAACATTAGTTTCTGCCTGGATGATGCAGTTTAACTCTAACAAGGAGAAAGAACATGAAGGTAGTGTCAATTAAAGAAGGTCCAATACCTGAACCCAAGAAGATAACATATACATCGAAAACATGGAGGTTTTTATATACTCTTGGTTTCAATGAATATGCTGATATGGGAAATCTAACTAAAGCCAAATATAGAACTTTAGCGTCAAGGCTAAGCAAGTTTAATGGCGAAAATAGTAGAAAGTTAGGTTTAAGGACCACAAACAATGGAGTCATTGTATACCGTAAGGTTTAAATTTACATAGTGCTCCATTATGTATAACATCGTAGGGTAGGGACAGTAAAAGATTAGGTTTTAACTGGTCGGTGAGCCAGTGTCTCCTTTCAATAGTCTTTGACCTTCCTACCTGAGATGTAAGGGATAAAAATAATGATTGAATCAACAATAATAGCAATATTTTGTTTGATAGCGTTTGCTATTTTTAATAAAATAATGTTGAAGGTGAAATAATGAGTAGAGAATTAAGTAAATGTTGTGGTGCTAAAATTATTTGGCACGACATATGTTCAGAATGTAAGGAGCATGTATAATGGGATTAGATATGTATTTAACGAAACGTATTTGGTATGGTGGTACTTATAAAAAAGATGGAGAACAAACACTCAGTTTTGTTGGACCATTTGCAACAGAGCACAATATTGATTCTAGGGAAGTAGAAGAAATAGTTTTGAAAAGTGCTTATTGGCGTAAAGCAAATGCTATTCACGGCTGGTTTGTTGATAATTGTGGTGAAGGTTTAGATAATTGCCAAGAAATGCGTATTGATTGGAGTCAACTATCAGAATTATATGATCTATGTAAAAAAACATTGGCTGCTTATAATGATGGTAATTTTGCAATTTGTAAGGATTTATTACCACCTGCTGAAGGATTTTTCTTTGGATCATATAAAATAGATGATTGGTACAAGGAAGACCTGAAAAATACGATTAATCAATTATCGTCTATTCTTGAGAATAGTGACGGAGATAAATACGATTATTTTTATAAAGCATCTTGGTGAAATAATGAAGAAACAAAAATGCAGTAAATGTAAACAGCCAATGGAATTACTTACTGGTACAAAGAACCGTTCTGGCATTTATCATTTGGCATGGGTATGCAGAAGATGCGATGATGCAAAAAAGGACAAGCAAAATGAAAAAAACCTCACGTGGGAAGAAGACAGAATTATATATTCTGTCAGAAGATGATTTGTGGTTTGTTCCTCAACATCATAAAGAGCCTATAAAGAAAAAAGGGTTTTTTATTAGAAATACACTTAGATATTGTAAGTCTTGTAAGACTCAATGGGAAATTGGTACTACTGGTTCACAAATTCACTATGAACATTTACCTACTTATGGGCTAAAGAGAGTTACGTGTAATAATTGTAAAAATATATAATATACCACCTTGGGGGGTGGTACCAGGGGTGGTACCAGGGGTGGTATATTATATGAAATGTGTGTTAAAGTGAACTTGATTTTTAAGTCAAGATTGCTTAAATTAAATGGAGTAATATGATGAAAATTGACCAGCTTATTAATGCTGAAATTAAGCAGAAATTGATTGCATTATCCTTTCAGTTAAAGCTCTCTAACACAGACAAACAGAGAGCTTTACTTAAAGGAAAGGATTATGCTTATGAAATAACTAAAATAAGATATATGACAAAAAGGGAACTTATTAAATATATCAATAAAAAAGAGAGCGAACCTGGAGTTCAACTTGGCTATCAAGTTGCTAAGAATAGTTCAGCTCACATGTATAGATTACTTGACTATAAAGTCAGGCAAGATATAGAGTTAATTAATTACGCTCGTAATCGTCTATACGCATCTTAAATTCTCGTCTAGGGGGCTCTTCTATATACAGTTGAACTCCGCTTTTCATTTTGTATTGAGTCCCTTAGACGTGACATCGCAACAGGAGGTAATGTGCCATACATCAATGGAATAGTAATAATGACGCTTTTATTTATATTTGTAATAGTACTATGTCAGTATTTAATAGAAGTTGGTAAGAAACATCAAAAATATATGTATCATCATTGTAAAGAACCGCTACATAATCACCATGATGGATGTCCAGCATGTGATGAAATAAAAAGGACTGCATGAAATTATTACAGAATCAAGTTCAAGGATTATATCATACTCTTACTCAAACTCAACTTAAAGAACAAGATGAATGGGAAAAATGGAATTATATTGATTTAGGTATGATATGTCTTGGTGTAAAAAATGGTGAAGGTTATTCTAAGGTTTTTTTAGAAATAGGCTGTGATCCTAATAATGATATAGACAACAAATATGAAATTGTAAGATTAACTCATAAATTTTACTTTTCGAACCAATCCCACCATCATCATTCTTACAATGAGTATTGGGAATGGACAGGTAATGTTTATGATTATATTAAAGATATAAAAAGACAAATAGGTAAAAATGACAAAAGCACAAATTAAGAAGATCTTTAAGGACAAAAATATCCAATTGGGTAAAGGTTCTATAGAGCTTATAGAAAGTGAATTCAGACTGCTTACAATGCGTATGGCAGAAAGATGTGAAATGGGTAATGTTAAACGATTAATTCCAGATATATTCTGGATTGCTATAGGGAGAGAATATAATAAATAATGGCACATTTAATTGAATCAATGTTTTATGTTGGGGATACACCCTGGCACGGACTTGGTAAGAAACTAGACAAACCACCATCAATCAGAGAAGCTTTAGTGGCTGCTGATATGGATTGGTCTGTAAAAAAGGAACCGACTTTTCATAATACAGGTTTTGGTATTTATGATGAAACAGGTCATTTTGTAACTAAAAGAGAAGACGATAACTCTATATTAGGTAATGTAGGCAAACGCTATGAAGTATTACAAAATAGCGAAGCTTTTAAACCTTTTGATGTAATGTTAGATCATGGTTATACATTAGAGACTGCTGGTTCTATTGATTGTGGGAAAAAGGTTTGGATTCTTGCTAAGACCCCTGATGAATTTCAAGTAGGTGATGATAAAATATTAGATTATGTTTTATTATACACTTCACATGATGGTACATCAGGTAATTGTTTTAGAGATGTATTCATTCGTGTTGTTTGTAACAATACTCTTCAGGCTTCTTTAAATGGAAGGAAGACTTTTGAATACAAACTTCGACATACACAAAGTATTAAAGATAGGATTGATGAACTTGTCAAGAATATACATAAGCGCAAGGGCAATGTTTTAGAAGCCGTTAACCATATGAATAGATTCCTTGAAGTCGATATGACACCAGCAATGGTTGATGCATATTTCGAGGCAGTAATGCCTTATTTGACAAATAGAGACAAGGAAAGCATTCCTGAACTTGGTATTTATACTAAAAATAAAGCAAAACCTGTTTACGAAAAACTTGTTGATCTTTTCTATAATGGTAAAGGTAACAATGGTAAAACGTTATGGGATGCTTATAATGCAATTACTGAATTTCATGGACAACACAAAAGCCATCGTGGTGATTGGGTTAAGTCTACACAATTTGGTAAATCTGGATTAGAGCAAAGGGACGCTTTTCGTATAGCAAGTAATATTGCTTTACAAAATTCTAAAATCATTTCTGGAGGATCAGTAAATGCTTGAAAATTCGCCATATAAGTTAAGAAATAAAGACTATAAACCTTTTGTGGAGACATTAAAGGCGGGTACTTACAATGCCGACTATATTTCTTGGTCTGTTTGTTGGGATAAACTAAAAGAAATGTTTCCATTATCAATGCATGAGTGGGTTATGTATGAGTACGATGGCAAACCTTATGGTGGTATTATACAACCTGATGGTACTGTTATTATTCATTGTAAAATAAGCTATGAAACAGAAGATGGTAATTCTTATTTTCACAATGAGTATCTTGCTGTTAGGGACAATAGAAATAATTCTGTTGCTAATCCTGACTCAGCACAGATGGAAAATACATATCGTAGAGCGTTGGCTAAGGGTGTATCTACTTTAACAGGGTTTGGGATTGGTTTGTGGATTAATGAAGATATTCGTGAAATAGAGAATTATCGTCCAGAAACACATCTTGATGGAACAAAACCTGTGCCTGGTATGGTTACAGTTGATCAATCGATTAAGTTAGATGCTCTAATGAGAAATAGATTCTCTACTGATTCTGATAAAAAAAGGATTGAGAATCTTAAGAAAATTAGTTGGGATGGCTTAACCGATCAAGCAGCTGCAATTCTTATTGCTGATGTTAAGCAGGGAGTTAGAAATAATACACCTGCTACACCAACGAGAAAGAAAAAGCTGAAATTATTGGTCGAAGAGTCTAAACTTAAGGATGAGAGAAAAACTGAAACATTAACATGGTTAGATGATATAGTAAGAACCAATGGTGATTTAGACACTCTCGAATTCAAACTTAAAGGAGTAGATAATGACGTTTAGTTTTGGAAATAGTAAACCTAAAAGTAAATTTCCTAAAGGGGTCTTTATTGATCTTATAGAAATTACCAAAATAGAAAATACCGAGTCTAAATATAATGATTGTTCTTTATATATTGAAGGAACACCTGAAAGAGGACAGTATCCTAAGAAGTTTTTTCTAGGTGGCAATCATTATAAAGAAAAAGGTATTCCAAGCGATTGGGGGACCAAAGATAATGGTATATCAGATGGTAGTTGGAAAATTGATGGATTCTTAAAATCTGCTGGAGTAGAAGAAAAGAATCAAATCAACGAAGAAGGGAAACTAACTGATAATGTTTTATCTGATCTCATAGGTAGAAAGGTTCATATATTACAATATGAATCAAGTGGTAAGTACCCTAGAGACACATGGTTTTTCTTTGGCAAGGAAGATGGTGGTAAAGAATGGCTTCTTAATAAATGGGGAAGAATGAAACCGCCTAAGTCTTATAAACATCAATCATCTAATGAGAAATTGAATAGTTTATGGTCCGATATGCCTACGAAAAAAGACGATGTAGTGCCTTCATTGGATAATGATAGCGATGACGATTTTCCTTTTTAGAATAAATGCCATTTGATTTTTCTAAAATAGTGTCTATAGCCAAAAAAAAGGGGCGTGGTAATGAAGCCATGCTCCTTGATTGGCTAAGAAATAATAAAAACAGAGAGTTTGGTTCACATGAAATACAGTTAAATGCTGTTATGTGGATTAGGACTTCTTTTAATAAAACTGTAACTCCTGAGACTATGAGCAGATTGTGGAGGAAAATGCGAGAAGAATATAATGACAATATTCTTTCATCTTCTATTTATAATGCTGGCTTAAGTGTTAAAGAGATTACCAAACCTAATTCCAACCAAAAATACTACGAGGTGTTATAATGAATTCTGATATAAGGATGGTGGAAGTTGCAACTGGGCATGTTTCAAATCGCAGTCAAGTTATTATGTTAAACGATATAAATAACTATGTTTTTGAAACAAAAGATAAAACAGAGACATATCACAGCTGGTATGCTTTTGATGAACAATTGGATCAACACATTAAAGCATGTGGGACTATTCAAGGGTATAATGGAGTATATTATATAAATAATATTATTCTCGATTATGATAGAAAAAAACTTTCTAATCAAGGATTGTATGATTCTGTCCATTTTCTTATAAATGAGGAAATGATAAATGATATGAACATTAAACCTGAGCATATTTTAGTATGGTATTCTGGTACAGGATTTCATATAGAAATACCAGATATATTTGGGTTTACTCCTTCCACAACATTACCTTCAATTGTAAAAGAGACTTTAACTTCTATTTTTCCAAATTGTGATTCTATATATGATGGTGCTCGTTTGATTAGAGCTGGTTTCTCATATAATGCTAAGTCTGGAAATTTTAAATTACCTTTTACTGTTGAGCAATTTAATAAACACTCTATTGAAGATATCTTAGCATTAAGCTCAGATGATAAATCCGTTCAAACAACAATGGAATTATTTGACCATTCTTTCTTAGATAGGATTACTGATCCTTATATGGGGGAGTATATTAAGTTTCCTAAATTAAGTGATAACAGGCAGGTAACGGTTAGAACTGAATTTAGAACTAATCCTAATTCTGTTGTGAGCTGTATGCAGAAACTACTAGGTAATAATCCTGAAATTGGCGAAAGAAATCAATCTATGATGAGAATAGGCTCTTGGATGAGACGCTCTGGAATGCCTTATAATATAGTATTAGATACTTTGTCGCAATGGTCTGGTCTTACAAAAGAAGCAGAGCATTGTACTAAAAGTATTTTCGATATAGGATATGAATATAGTTGTGAAGATTATATTATGTCTAAATATTGTCAACCAAATTGTATATACTTTAAACATAAAGATTATAATTTGAATATTATGAGTGCTAAGGATTGTGAAGATAAGTATGTTGAATTTCTCAAAACAGATTTTACTAAGAAAGCTTTCAATTTTTCTGATGTATATTCTTTAAATCATGATTGGTGGGTATACCCTGGTGAACTTGTAATTGTTACTGGTAATACAGGATTAGGCAAATCTACTTTTGTGATGAATCTTATTGCAAAATTACCACATATGAGAACAATGTTTTGTGCTTTAGAAAATTCGTATCTTTTAACACATAGAAGATTTTGTCAAATAACACATTCTTTAGATAAAAATAAAGTAATGGCAGACTATAAATGGGCAGAAAACGAAGGAACTCCTATTAATTTTAGTGATGCTTGGAAACATGTAAATATTTTATGTGAACCACCAGAACTTGGAAAATTAAAAGAATCAATAGCTCGTTCTCAACCTAGAATTGTAGTTATTGATACAACAGATATGATCTGGGTTAAAGGTTATCATGATGAAATTGGTAAAATGAATGAAATCATAAACTCTCTTAAAGCACTGGCTCAGAGCCAGGAATGTATAGTAATTGCTGTACATCACGTTAATAAAGAAGCAATGAAGGAAGGGATTTCTACAATAACCAGTTTAAAAGGAACGACCAATGTTGTACAAAAGGCTGATAAAGTCATTGCAATTAATGGTGATATAAATGAAAGAATGAGAAGTGTTCATTCGGAAAAAGCAAGAGATGAAGGCTTTATGAGGATGATGTTTCATTTTAATAAAGATACTTTTGTATTTGAACAAGTAGATGAAACGCAAGGATTTGCAAATGCTTAGGATGAAGAAAATGGATAATAATGCTGGAAAATCATGGAGAGTTACATTATTACGTTTATTGCATTTTGAAGTTGGCATGCATGACATTAATGGTATGCATTTAAGTGCTGGATTTGGTGTTGGACCAGTAGAGCTATCATTTACATTACACCAATGGGATGAATGGTAATGCCAGTAGCTAAAAGACAATATGTTGTTTGTTGGGAAGAACAGAAAGCTATACGTGGAGAATGGGTTATATGTGATAGCCTAGATGCTGCAACTGAGCTTTATGAAGAAATGTGCGATATAGGCAGAATAAAAGTCTATATGGGGCATGTTATCAAAGCTGATGACATAAGATGGGTCTCTCCAAGCGACCCAGGGGATGAAAATGTCTAATCCAAGTAAACGTAAAGGTAATGCTTTTGAAAGAGAATTAGTCAAATTGGCTCAGGGCTGGGGTTTCTCAGCCCGTAGGGCTTGGGGTAGTAATGGTATGTCATTAGGGATGCACGAAGAAGTTGATTGTGTTATTGATGAATATACTGTTCAGGCTAAACGAAGAAAGAAGCTGCCTAAATACTTGAAGTGTGAAAACACTGATATAGTGGCATTTAGAGAAGATAGGGGAACTACCTATGCTTTAATGCCTATTGATACATTTTTAAACTTACTAAAAAGATGCGATTTGCCGAGGAGGTTCAATAAATGATGGATATTAAAACAGAACAAATTATTACTAATGTTCATAAAGTTGGAGTTTATCTTAGCGTAAAAGAAATCTCAATAATATTAGAATCTTTATATTCTACAAATCCAACCGATTCGCTTTATGGTGATTTAAGTAGAATAATGAAAGATGCTGTAGATGCAATAAAAGAAATTGATAAAGACCTACACTATCCTACTGTTATTAGAAAAAAACCTGAGAAAGAAGAAGCTTGATGGGCTTTAATTTCACTTTCCAATATGGAATGACATACTTTTAAGACTAACGACAGTAACTATGTTTACCTAGGGATTAAAAATATGAAAAGAAATAAGGGATAAATGAAAGAGGTTGGCTAAACCTTAAAGCCCATGGATTAAACCAAAGCAATGTGGGGGGACTATTTATAAGATACTCCTTATTGGGGTCCCTCCATTATTGTAAACAGGAGATATTATGATGATAATTGATATACCAGGATGGTTGATATATATTACAATTCTTGGTTTTGATCTTTTCTTATTCACAATAGGTTCATTGGCGTTTTTAATGCTATTTTCTATTGTGCTTGAATGGATTAAACGAACAATTCAAAGGAGAACATAATGGCAAGACCTAAAGGTTCTAAAAATAAAAAGAAAAATATTTCACATAACTTCAGAGGCTCAGAAGACATATTCTGGTCTAGAGTAGTTAAAGGTGTTAAAGTTTTTTTACAATCACCATTTAAATAAATGGAGTTAATATGAGATATTATTGGGAAGCTTTATTTAGCGCAGAATATTTCCCATATTGGGAATTTACTATGCTAATGATGTTGTGTTTACAGTTAAGTATGCTGTGGAGAATGAATAGGATAGAAAGTAAAATAGATGACTCTACAAAAGTAAGGGGAATAAATGGACTCATCGGACAAGGAGGGTGGAAAAGAAAAAAGAATTACTCAAGCAAAGATAAAGGACGTTGAGTTCTTCTTAGGGAAAGAATGGATTGACCATGGTGTTATACAAAGAGATAAGTCAATAGATACTTGGCGATCAATATCAAGATCGGCTTATCAACCAAATAAATGCCCTATGTGTAAAAGATATTGGCACAAAGTAAGGGGTAGAACTACTTTGGAAGAAAAATACCTTAGTCAATCCATTTTTGGCGGAGTCCCAATTAAGAAGACAATCTGTTCAGAATGCGATAAGTGATTTTTTTTTAAATTCACAACTAAAAAGCGGGCTCTTCTTCAGGCGTAGCCATATGTAGAAGTCCAGGTCCAGCGAGACCGAATTTAAGATTTTGGTTTATAAGTTTTTTATAAGCTGGGGGAACTGACTCTAAAATTGGATCAATATATTGACTTGATGTAAAACCTAAACCTAGATCAGGTCTTATTGGATCGCTCAAGCCCTGTGCTTTTCTCATATTCGTTATAATAGAATTATGTATATCAACTGCTGACATAGAAGTTGGGTTCATATAGTTAGGATCTCCTAATGTTAGCATATGCTGATAAGTAAAAGGTGGTTTTTCAGTTCCATAACCAATATTCCCTTTTTCCAATGCCTGTACTCTACCAGGCTTAGCTTGTAATCTAACAGCAGAGAACATGCCTTTCTTTCTCCATAAATCATAAAGAGCCTTAGGTATAGGAATATTTGGCATAGTTGCACCGTGTATATTCCCAAACCCCATAGGAACAGTGCCTCCTATTTCATCTAATTCTGTCTTTCTGAGGCTAACACCTTTATCATAAGCCGAAATTTTATGTGGATACTTTTGATCCCAAACATCACCTAAGGTTTGCCTCATTCTATTTTGTTCAAAATTTCTATATAATGGATCAGACTTAATATCTTCTAGAAATTTCAAATGTTTTTGTATGGCGCGTGGTCCCTGTTGCTCTATTCTTGCTAAATTACTTATATCAAATAACCTAAAACCCCCTGGTGTTACTCCTATGTCCATTAGGGAGTATGGATTAATATCTTTTTGATATTTCAGAACCCTTTCTAGGACTTCACCTAAGTTCATAGCAGTCACTTGTTCTTTTGTAAAATGTTGAGCATCGGGAATATCTATATCAGCCATTCTAGCATCTATATCACCAAATTGTGTTGTATATCCTCCTTTATTGGCTATTCTCAAATTCCCAAAGCCAGGATAAGGTGTATTATCTACAAGTGCTGGAAAATCTTCACCCATATCTAATAATCTTTGCCTATATTCAGAAATTGGCATATTAATAAGCTTTTGATTTGACTGATTCCAAAATGGTATTTTTTGAGATAGACCATGGACTCCTTGACCTATTGAAGCACCACTTCTCTGGAAATCCCCTAACTTTATCACAGAACCACGAATATTTCCTTGTGCTATCAAATCTATAATACCCTGAAAACCTCCAATATCTTCACCCACCCATTGGGAAACTAATTTATCAACGTCATTATATGATGTATGATCAGATGGCTTAGCGTATTTACCGTAAGTCTGTATTTTAGGTGCTCCACCACCATAAGCATCAGATGGTATTCGTTTTGATAAACCACTATCAAATCTTCCAGCAACTACACCAGTTAATAAACCAAGTAAAGGATGTACCTCTGCAGCAGCTCCAGCTGCGGTTTCAACAAGATTGCCTATAGGGGTGGGTAATATTGGAAGACCAGGCATCATATCCTGTTGGGGAGAAGATACCTCATCCCAACTAATTGCCTCTGGATTATTTATATCATTATATTTGAACTTTGATGACCATGTATCTATAACTCTTTCGTGACGCCTGAGCCCCTTTTTTGTTATAGGTTTACCATCTACAGTAATATATCTGCTTTGCTTTTTCCCTTCAGCCTTAGATGGATCAAAAAGATGACCTAATCCCAAGGCTTCAAATAGCTTTTTATACATAGTAGGGGCTGGGAATGGAGGTAAAGATGGCATTAGTCTTCTCTTATCATTTTACCTATCTTATGTAATGGAATGCCAAACATCAATTCTGCAACCATTTCTGGTCTTTCTGCTGATTTATATGCACTTCTAGCCAATCTACCAAATGGGAACAAGGTATGAACATAATAGCTCGTATAAGCGTCCCAATCTCCATTAATCATAGCAGTAAGTGGTGGTATAACTGTTCTCCATATAGGACCAGTAACAGTTTGTAATGGTGCTAATGCTGGATGTGGATAAGCACTAAAGAAAGCCCTTTCCCTTTCCTTTACATCACCAAATAACCAATCTGCTGTGTCTTGCAAATAAGACATTGGTGGTGGAAGCGTACTATCAAAAATAGAACTAACAAATATATTAGCTAAAGCGACAACTGTCATGTCTTGAACAAGCATTCTTTTTACTCTATCCATGCTCTGTGGGTCATTAAACCCGTATCTAGCAGCCATTTGAAAAGTATGTTTTCTAAATCTTATGGAATTCCATGCAAATGGTTGGAATCGAGTGAATATTTTACCTAATGATGAACTAACTGCTTCTGGTCTATTGACATTGTGATATAAGAACTGTGTTGCTTCAACGCCTTTTATTGCCATTTGAATCAAATAAGGATTATCAAAAGCTAAATCGGGTATAATTTGCCCCAATGTTTCCCTGGCATGTAGATAATGCGCCATAAAAGCATCAGCTCTAAGCTTTCTTTCAGAATTACGCATAAAAAGACCACCAGCTTGAACAATTTTATCTGGTAACTTATGTTTTCTTGAAAGCTCCGTAAGTGTTTTATCACTCATATTTGGATCAGAACGAAATTTCTTAAAAACATCATTGAAAAAAGGTGTTAATTGATCTAAACTGAAGCGTTTGTCCATTTGTGCTTCAGTAACATAAAAAGACTCCAGAGCACCCTGTTCTGCTACGAATCGTCTTATAGTAGTCTTATCTGTTATAGGGGTGCCATCAGTTAATTTAGCCCCTTTAAACACATTAGCTAATAACCATTTAGTATCCCAAGATTTCCTAAAATTCCTTAACCCTGTATTAGTAATAGTATTCTGGCTACCACCCATTACATTACCAAGGGCAGTCTTAGGATGGGCAAGAAGAGATATCAATGACCATTTTGCTTCCACTCTTCCTATATTATTCAATATTTGAAACAGAACTTGCTGTCTTGCTTCTTCAGTTTGTGGCAATTCTCCATAAAATGGAAGCTTTGGTACTTTCTCCGTTCCAAACCATGTCTGTGATTTTTTATCCAACCATTGCATAATATTCTGATCAGACAAACGATATTCTAATGTATTTACACCAAATCCTTTCTTTAGAGAATGGTCTTTTTTCAATGCTTCCCTAAAATTAGAAATATGTTTTTTAACATCATCATCGTCACTTTTCTTATTTTTACTTATATAAGTCTCAAGTTCCATTACTTCAATTTTACTTAACCCTACTAATTCACGCGGAATTACCATAGGGCGTTTCATTAGTTTGTGTGCAAACTTTCTCATATGTAAAATCCACGGTTCTTTTACATCACTAGGTAATGGATTATTTTTTTCATAATTATTAATCAATTTACGACCAATCATTGAGTTCATATTTTTAAAAAAAGAACCAATCCATTGATTAGTATACGCTTCAATAACATCAAAGCTATAACTAAAATGTGGCATTGGAGTTTCGCTTCGCATACTTCCTGTACCTGGACGTGATCCAAATTGCAAGTCTACCCAATCAGACTTTTCTCTAAATCTTTTATTAAGCCAATTAATACCCCATTCGCTATGCAAATCTCCATCTTCCACTCTTGATCCAGTAAAATTTTCAAAATCCTTTAATTGTAGAGCGAGTTTTTCTTTAATAGTCTGTTCCCTTGTCTTTCTTTTAGCATCAGGAACAAGACCCATGGCAGACCTAATCTCGAATTCATCTGGTTTATATTTATTTTTAATATTATATTTAGTTAAATCAGCCTTACCATCTTTTGCTAAATCTGTAAAAAACTGAGTTAAAGCCTTTTTTAACTGAACCTGTTCATTCTTAATCCAAACTCTTAACTTTTTCTTATCATGCATCATTTGAGGGAAATATTCAGTAACAAAACGACCTGCAGTATCTTTTTCTCCAATGCGACCTATCCCTACCCATGCATTTTTATTATTAATGGCTTCTTCACCTGGAATATTAGGCTCTCTAAATTCATTTCTAAATGCCATAGCTTCTTTACTATTGGGATTAATTTTTTTTGCATTAATAATCTCTTCTAAGGCAATCTCATATTGTATTCTATTAACAAGTTCAACGCTTAAAGGATTATCTCTCCTCCCAACTAATACCCTAAAAGGTCTACTACCCTCTCTTGCCCCCTCATCTGTAACTTTCTTTTGAAAGTTTTCTATATCAAATCTTCCCCATTTATTATATCTTACTAAATCATGTATAACTAATCCACCATTAGTATATTCAAGAGAGCTATCTATTCTTGACCAATCAATTTTTTCCCATTCGCCATCTTCATTAATTAATCCAGCACCTACCCATTTTTCATAAAGTCCCTTTCCGAAATAATCAGACATTTGATCTACTATATCTGTCATTAACTCATCGCCTGTCTTCTCAACAGATTTACCACCCCTTGTTACTTTAAATATTCTATCCCTATATCTATTATACAAATCTTGAGAATCACCCCATTCTTTACCATAGAAAGCCAATTGTTCTGGACCGCTTCTATCAAAATTCATCTTTTTAATAGCCAACTCAAAAAGGTCAGAAAAACTATTCATGCCATCTTCTAGGGCTTCTACTTCTCCTTTTACAGTAATAGAATTAAATAAGTCTTCAACAGCTGTATTCTTTACGGAATCTTCCACCTGGCGCAAGGCGTTACCTGATTTTTGTAAATAGGTCATAGTAGATACAGGAACTTTAATATGAGTAAGACCCATTGACCCATCTACATTCTTAAATGGTATTTGCATTCTATAAAGTGTATTCAAATCATGTCCAGACATCCGTTCTCCAACGGTTGAAGGAAACCAATATGCAAAAAGTTTTTTGTAAACTGAATCCGTAGCTGAGCCATTGACTATTTCTTTTAAAAATCTGTCGAAGTTACGTATGTCGTCCCATGTAGCATTTTTTATAGATGTAGTACCTGTCCAACCCTGGTCTACTTTCATAAGAGTATACAAATCTTCAAACCTGAGCACTGCCCCTTCTGGAAGTTCTTTTAATGATGATAATATACTGGGCAAAGATTTTAATTTTACATCAGGAGGAATTGTTACATAATCAGGATCAAGTTCTGTAACTGAAAAATCTTTATCGAACAATCTATCAATATCTTTACGGTTAGATTCAAATGCCTCTACCTTGTCTTGTATATCGCCTGGTTTTACATCGGTACTTTCTCTAAAGAAAAACTCTGGTTCAATATTCTTAAATTTCTCAGGAACAGTATTATTGAGTAAATCAAATGTGTCAGCGTATCCTTTCATCCATTCTGTCATAAACCTATCTGGGATACTTGTAAGTGACCATACAAAACGTGGGATAGTAGTAGTATTATAATAGTCTTTCAGATTTTGCAATCTTTGTTCATAATAAGCAACACTCTCAAGTTTACCATTTTTTTCAGCAGTTGCTTTTTGATTTTCTAAAGTTCTACGAACACTCTCTATCTTAAAAGCTTGTGGCTTCAAACTACTTAACAAATGGGAAAAATAATAATCAACAGCTACTTCTGAGCTGATACCGTATTCTTTAGCAGTCTCAGATATTTCAGCAATATCTCTAAGTACTCTTTGATCAGCAGCCTCCATACTTTTAAGTATAGGTTCGCCAAGTTCTTTATTGTATGTCATCCTAAAGGCTACTTTAACTGTCTCAGCAGCCTTTGCTATATAATCTCTAAAAATTATAAAATCATTTTCTGGTTTCTCAGATGGAATTTTGCCATCAACAATATCCTGAACTTTTTCAGACCATACTTTTGCAATCATTGATTCTTTTTGGCTAAGGTCTTTTATATCGGCTCCACCCATTATTTTAACAGCGACCTTATTAATATCATCCCATGGAACATTACCTCTTTTGGTTTTTACTTCCAAACCAGCATTCTCCATTACCTTCTCTAAGCGAGCACCTTTATCTACTAAACGTAAACCACTAAAGATATCATAGCTATCATTAATCCTATAATCTCGCTCAACAGATGCCTTTACTCTTGTTATTGGCTTATCTACGCCACTTTTACTTTCGCCTTGTCTAAAATTAGAATAAATAGCATTAAATGTTTTTTGTATAGATTTCCCAATGTCTGGATATCTTGCTTCAATTAGAGTTAGTCCAGTTTCAGAATCGGGCGGAGCACTAGCTTCCCATATGAAATCAGCCATAGCTTTCTTTCCATCGGTAATCCTTGCTCCCTTTACTGTTCTATACTCAGGATGCTTTTCCATAGTTTTATGTACTCTGTCATAATCAACATGTATATAATTAGGCTGAACTATTAAGCCTTTTCGTGCTATATATCTAAGTACATCTGGATTCTTAAAAAGATTCTCACTTAATAAGCGAATAGAATCTCTAAAGTTTTTATAATTAAAATAACCTAAGGGATTAGTGTTTATTTCGTTTGCAGCCATCTTTGCTGCTATATCAGAAACAGAGTCCATAAAATCAGGTGGTGTTCTGTGCTTTTTTAATACATCTTGCACCTGATTTAATGACCATTTTTGATTGTAATCAAAATTATAACCAAATAATTTATTATTTAGTTCAGTAATACTACCATATTCCATAGAATTCTTAAGCATCCAAAATTTAGGACTATCAATGGGGCTACCTGCTTTAAGCGGGGTAAACTTTAAATTTTTAAAAGCTGAATTAAATAATATCTCAGTAATTTCTTGCGGTCCAGCCATACGATAATAATTAGCAGAGTCAGCAGTTCTACTGGTAGCTTCAACTCCAACTACATAATACCCTTCTGGTCCTTTTAAGAAATCCTCAGTTGTTGTTCCAGTTAAACGACCAAGCTCTTTACCTTTTTTACTATAAACCTTTATATCCAGCTTGCCTTTTTTATTGAAAATAATATCAGAGAGCATAGTATTCAAAAGAGACTTAGTATTTACAACTGTACCCATAGCACGCTTTCCAAAATAAGAAGACTGACCAGCTTTCATTAGGGCACCTGGGTCCCATTGTGATATTGGATTTTGATTTACATACATTTCCTCACTGATACCATTGACTAATTTTGTATCTAAATGACTTCCAAAAAGCTGATCAAACTTTTTTGCCTTATTTTCAAAAAATACTTTCTTACCTTTATACGTAGTCTCTAAAAAAGAATCATTCTTAATCAAATCGTTCATATAATCTTTAGGAAGCCCCTGGTAAAAGAATGTCTTGTCTCCATCTACATCAGCACCATCAATATAAAAATGATCTCGACCTCTCATATAAATACCCCAATCATTGATATTTACATCGTTATCTACAAATCCATCGAACAATAATGCCCTTGTTCCACTAATAGCATTGGCTGGAACGCGCATAACAGCAAACATAAGTTTTTGTCTCATCTGACCAAGAACTTCATCTGTAACTTTTGGATCAGCTTGGGCATCTTGAAATTCATCCCACGCTTTCTCAAGTTTTGTTGTTTTTCCACCTATCCAATCTATGGTCATATTCTTGTGGTCATGACCCATCATAAAATGACCAACTTTTTTATTGACTAACTTTCCATCTTGTAAAAATTGATATTTACTATTCTTTTTTATTCCACCAGTAGCCATTTCCATAATTGGATCAACACCAGCTACCCATCCACTACCAGAATAATCCCAATCTGGATGGGTAAATCTTTTTAATCTATAATTATGGACCACTTTCTGATATAAATCCATATTAATAATAGATGCTAAAGGATTGTATCCTGTACTTTTATACCATTTCTCATAAGAATTAGCATAATCTTGTAATTCATTCACATATTCAGAGTCATAGAACTCTTCATCTGCTTCCATCTCTTTTATCTTTTTAAAAATCTCAAGATTAAGCTCTTTATGAAGAATATGCGTTGGGTCATTAATAATTTTAACAAAATCAGAATCAGCAATATCTCGTATATTGAAATCTTTAGGCTTTGTAGCCGAAGTATTAGTTTCCAGTTCCTTGATATACTCATTAGCAACATCAGTACCATACATAGTCTTATGATGCACGGCATCCATAAAACCAGTATAACCTTTTTGGCTCATTGTCATTCTATCAAAAAATGAATGCATCTGTTTCTTAATGGTAACAGGCTTAGATGAATGGCGATCACCATATACACCAAAATTGATTCTAAAATCTTTTACTTTCATCTCCAAAGATGGTCCCTTATTACCTACAATTTCAAAAGTTCCATCCTTTTTCGCCCTTCCGTTATATATCCTTGAACCTTCGGGTATAGCTTTAGCTGCAGAAGTCACTATAATCATCGAATTTGGGTCCTTTAAGGCTGTATCGTAAGCAGACCTAGATGGATGTATACCTCCCTTAACTAAGAAGAGTTTTCCGTCTATTTCAACAGCAACAGAAGGCTTTAAATGTGATGCTTGCATACCTGCAAATCCATTCTTTTCAATAAATCTATTCATCAATTCAGAATGCATCACAACCCAGCCATCAACCTTACTTTCCCAGGGCATTTCTACAACATCGCCTTTGTCATTTACAGTAAGGAATGTCTCTGGTTCTTTACCATCCACATTAAGAAACTTCTTTATACCTTTTTTTATATCCCCAATAAGGTTTTTTTCTGCTTCCATAAGATAGACTTTAACCTTCCCATCTGGAGCAATATCTTCAAAGCCTTCAGGGGATTGCATAAAAGCACCTCTAGATGCAAATAAAGACTCACGTTTTACCCTTGCAACTGCTGATTTAAAATCATAGTTCTTTTCATGTAAATAATTAGATTTAAAAGAAGACTCAAAGACTTGGGTAAGAAATAAGTCATTAAAATCAACCAGCGGATCAAATCCCATAGTCTCAAGCCATACTTGCTTACCTTTTGTTAGGAATTTCTTTATCAAAGCTTCTGGGATATTTGCATTCTTTGATATTTCTGAGATAAGATCACTTGTACTAGAAGTAAATGTATCTTTATGGAATTTATAAATACGAACTACACCGCCATCTTTCTTGGGTATTTTTAAATAAAACTCACCTACTGGCTTAGTTTTATCGCCTTTTGCAGTCCATAGCCATTTCATTACACCCAGCCAATCGCTTTTCATCATTTCTGGAACATATTTTCCAGCATGGACATCTAATTTTTTATCCCAAGGCTTAAATTCATAATACACGCCCTTTTCACTCTTAACGCCTTCCCCAAATTCCCTAACAGTAATCTTATCAGACCATAATCCTTTCTCTCTATTAATAACCTCATCCGCTGATGGAGGTTCAGATGAAACTTTCTTCTTTCTAAGCCAATTAAATCCCCAAATAGCTCCCGTTTCTTTAGTTGTGGCATTATAACTAATCATAGGTTTCAGTTCACTTTGAGAAAGCCTAGTAAATGTTTGATACAAACCGCCTTTCATTTCTGGGGTAATATGTATTTCTGGGAATCTATTAGTTATAGCTACAGTAAAATCATCAACAAGCTTTTCAACTGATTGGTTTTTAGGAGCCATAGTATTATAAAATTCTATGATAGACCCAAGAACTTCATCTGGGTTATGGCTAGTGTCTTTTGTCGCTTCCTGTACTTGATTTAAAAAGCGTTTTAATATTGGGGTACTTGAAACTTCGGGTTGGTCAGGATCGAGTCTGTTTTCTGCTTTAATAATATCCTGAGCAGTAGTTATTACCTCTTCGTGTGGTCGTTTTTCAAAATACTCTGTTATTGCTCTTTCTAATGGGTCTATATCTCCAGTTTTAACTGCTTCAATTTCTGTTTCAGTTAAGCCCTCTATCATTTTTCTAGATTCACTAGGCAGTTCTTCTCCTGTAACAATAGCCTTAGCTAACCTATCAACAATCATACTTGAGCCAACTTCAGCCAAATGTTGTTTAGGTACAATTTCTAATACTTCTGCTTGAGCCTCGGCTATTTCATGTGGCTTTAAGTCCTTGACTTTTTTTCTATATGTATCTGCTACTCTATCTTTAGCTTCTTCAAAGGCTGGTTTGATTTTATGAGCCATAACAAGAGCTGACTCAGATATATCTCCAGTATCAGATACTACCTGAGTGGAATCTTTATACATCTCTCCAATATGATTGGTGAATGCTTCTCTTACTAAGTCTTGAGATTCTTCTGGTAATTTTTCAAATCTATCACCATGTAACATAGTGCGTTGATCTTCAAAAGTATAAACAGGCTTACCATCTTCAGCTTTTTCATTAAAACTATTAAAGTATTTATTAGCCTCTCTATGAACAACGCCAGTTGCATTCCAACCGAACCAACCACCAAGTAGATATTCGTATATTTGAGTAGCAGTAGGGGCACCTTGTAATGAAGCCATACCACCCTGGAATGCTGACCCTGCTAGACCTTTCACTAATTGATCAGAATATTTCCACAACTTATCTCTACCCGTCTTGGCGATATTAGGATTCTTATGTCCAACCATTTTGCCAATATTAACAAAATTGCCTAATCCACCAAACCAGCCACCAGCAACAGCACCAAAAAGGAAATTGTTCATTTCATCATCTTCACCATTGAATAATCCACTTACTGTACTGGCTATTGCTAAATGCTCTGCCTGCAAACCTATATCTAAGGCTTTACCTTTGCCAGTAGCTTTACCTAGATATTTGGCAGCTTCCCATCCAGATTTAGCTATTAAATTCCTTGTTTTATCTGCAACATAATCTCCAGCTGCTAAAGGAATAGATTTTAATGGGACTTGATATTTACCTACGCCTACCTTGGCTCCTGTTCTTAAAGCGGTACCAGTAGCAGTTAAGCCTCTGCCTACAGTAGATAAACCTACTCTTGCTGCTGCTGTACCACCAAAGGAGAGTATAGCCCCAGCCATCGGTAATGCAAAACCAAGTAAATGTCCCGCACTATGGGCTAAGGCTTGGGTTTCATTTGACGGGTCCTCCGCCCATCCTCCTAATGATAATGGACCAAGAACACCTTCGGTAAAACCAGATGTGAATTGAGAGAATGCATTACTAGTCTTAAAAGCTCGGCTAGTAGTGTGGCGAGCTTCTAATGCCTGTGGGCTATCGTCAAATGGAATACCATATTGCTTGGCATATTCCTTTAACTCCGTTACTTGATCAGATGTAAAGTAGGATGGAGAAAGTCGATATGAATGTATTCTTTGTTGAACTAAATACGGGGGCATATGTACTAGGGATTAGGATTTATTTGTGCGCTTGTAGCATTCATAGCCTCTATTACACTTTTAAGAAGTTTCTGTCTATCTCCCCTCCCACGATCATATGTATCATAAAATGTTTTTTCTTCTGGAGAAACATTATAATCAGATAACAGATCATAATTTTTTAATTCATATTCCCACGATTTAAGGGTTTGCAAAACGGCACTTGCTCTACTGCCATCTGGATCATCTCCAAACATTGTAGTACCGTCTTGGAAGTCTTTATTTTGTGCTCGCTTTATAAACCTTTTAAGCATGTTTTCAACTTCAGCGCGTTTTGTGTTGTCTTTAGGTAATTTCTTAGCCATTTGGACATGTTGCTCTATCCCCTGTATAGTCCCTTCTGATCCATGCATACCCCTAACCGTTTCAAATCCCGATAATAGATCGCCTTCTTCAAAGCCAAAGCCAAGCATTCCTCCTTTCTCATGGAAGAAATCACCTGCATTCTTATAAATAGCATCAATATTAGGACTCCATTCTCTAGCAGAAATGCTTGCCATTTCAGCCCTGTCTACTTTTTCTTTTATAGCCGCATATCTAGACATATCGTCTGCAATTTGCATATCAGTTATTGCATTAGCTACATCGCCTTGTTGACTAGCTAATTGTGCGCTTAATGTCACTTTAAGAAGGTCTCTCTTAAGATCAGCTGCTTCAGTAGCTATTTTTTCAGCAGATTCATTACCTGCCTTAGAGATAGCTCTTCTTGTTATATTGGCACTATCTGCAATTGTTTGCTGATTCTGTATAGTCATTTGCGTCCTAAGACTGTCTGAAGATAACTGTTTCTGCAGATTCTCTTTTCCTGCAGTAATTCCTGCAGCTGTATTAAGGCTATCTGAGCTAAGCTGTGTTGTTAGATTATCACCACGTGCCTTAATTAAAGCAGCTGTATTAATGCTATCTGCTTGCCTTTTTTCACTAGCCAGAGTACTGTCATGTTTCAATGTAAGAATTAGAGCTAAACTATCTTGCAATGCTTTTTGCTCCGCCATAGAACTATCTTGTTTAAATTTAAGATTTTGGCTAATACTATCTGCTTTAATAGCACCAGCTTGCAAAGTACTATCTTGTGAAAATTTAGCTCGTTGCTTTAAACTATCTGCTTTAAGTGCCTCTTCTTGCATTCTTTCAGCAGCTAAGGTTCTTAAAAGTTGCTGTTCAAATGCAGCATCTCTATCTGCTTGAGATTCCGTACTCTGGAAAAACATCCCACCTACATCGTTTAAAAATTGGTCTTGATCACCCATCTCTTTTCTCCTATGCGTCTTTTACTGTTTCTTGGGCTCTAGTAGCTTCAAAGATTTTATCATCGTAAGCGTCTTGTCTATCTTTGATTTCACCCATAGTTTTATCAAATTTCATATTTCTAGCAGATACAGAATCAGCTATCAATTGATTAACAGCTAAACTTCTACTATTATCTGTAGCTAAATTGGTATTTTGTACATTTTGAATCAATCCACCAACCTTTCTACTATCTGTCCTCATATCTCCAGCAAATTGATCCATCGCTCTGCCTGTAAATGCACCCGATCTTTCTCTCCACTTCTCTTTTTGCTTCTGTATGGTTGAAATTGCTGATTCTTTATGACGTTTGGTAGTACCACTATCCCATAATCCTAACCAATCTCCAGCAGCACCAACTATACCTTCTCTTCCAATCACGGTATCCCAGAATCTACCAACTCCAGACTCTCCGAGAGACCCAAAGAATTTCGCATGTGGCTTTACTCCTCCTGGTAAATATCCACCTAATTTATCGTCAAGCCAATTGTATTTTTTACCCATAATTATCTCTTTTGTTTGAATATTCTATGAAAATTATTCATTTTGGTATCTTTATACCTCCGCCAGGATTAAACATTTTTTGCAATCCTGAACCTTCTTTACCAATACCATACCCAGCCCCAAGTAATAACATTAAAGCTAATGCCAATGGGTTCGCCATAGCTCCAGCTTTCATTGTTGAAAGTAAACCACCTTCAGTAGCAGCAGCAGTTCCAGCCAAGGCTTCATTTGCAACCATTGCTTCAGTCCCAGCAGCACCACTAGAAGTAATAGCCCCAGGAGCCGCAGTTCCAGCTGCCTTCAAACCTGTTTCAGTAATAACAGCCCCAGCCCCAGTAGCAGAACCCTCGGCTATTGCGGGAGCTACACCTGACATTTGAGCTATTTCCGCTTCAGTAAAGTGTTCCATCCCTGCTTTACCAAATCTTCTTGCAGCTGTAACATTTGCGTCAGGATTCATAGCCTGTCTAATAATATCAAGAAATCCACCACCTCCTGTTTCGTAATCCGATACTAATTTATCCATATTACCAGCGGTACCTTCTCTATCCATTATTAATTTCATTTTATCAGGAATGGCTACATTCGGATTGTCTTTAAAAAATTTAGCAAATTCTAAGCCAGTATCAGAATACTGACTGTTTTTTAAACCTTGGAATCCCCATTTACCAGCTTGATATCCGAATTTTGCCTGTTGGTATTTCTTGTTTTGATCTCCTTCATACTGTCTATATTTATCAATAGATGATTGTATGATTGGATCAGAACTATAATATTTTTCCATAACTATTTCCTTTGTATTGCTCTGAATGTGAATGAAATATCTGATAATTCAAAATTTTTAATTTCCGTGCTGTGTGAATAATTGCTTTCAACATAAACTAATTTGATAGAAACCTTCCTGCCCTTAGATGGATCAGGGAAAATAAATGAAGCAGTTTTAGTTAGTCCAGATGTTCTTTTTAGTTTTAAGGCACTACCATTTAAAATAGAATTTGTATTATGTGGGTCATCATTAAATGAAGACCATAATGGACTATTATCAATTTTATATTTTACCTCTAATGGCGATACTCCATGATTGTCCATTTTATAAGTCACATAACACATACTAAACTTCTTTATTAAAGTAGGATCACCCATATCATAAGATTTAGTAATCATGTACGCTTGGTTGACATCTTTTCTCGTTTTAGATGATAATTTTAAAGATATTGACATTAGCTGACCTCGTGATCTGGAATATCTTCTAAGGGAAGTTGATTTTTTTTCATTGGTGTGTTATTAAAATCTGGTTCAATATCAGACGAATAGCTAGTTACATCTTCTGCCCATGCAATATGTCCACTTTTGTCTTGACAGAAACCAGTTTTTTGACTTGAACCAAAAGAATTAGTGGCTTCAGTAAAAGCCTTTGTATTAAAACTGTAAATTAAAGTTTGGCTATTATCAATCGTATCTTTACAAATATGTATTTGGTTCCAATAGGCATCATATCCACAATGAGTTCTTTCGCCATAAAAAGCCTCCCATACCTCTTTAGAAATAGTACTACCTTCTATACTCTCTGTAAGTTTTAGAAGATTCTCACCATTAAATAAATAAATTCCACTTCTACTTATCCAAAATAATCCGCTGGGGGTATCGCATATTTGATTATCATTTGACAATCCAACATGATGTATAACCTGATCTATCGTTTCTCTAGATTCTCCATTCTCAAGAATCTTAATACCCATTACAGTAAGAGAATGTCTTTTAAACTGACATAGTTTATTGCCTGCAACCCTCAAGCATATTATTTCATCACCATCATTAACAGTCGCTTCAATTAAATTATCAATACTTACAGTATCATATAACCCCTTCACAGACTTTATAATACCATCTGGGAAATATTCTACTGTACCGTCATGCCCTTTTATTCTAACATTGCCATAATATGCCCTTCTATTAAAAACGCAAGCACTTCTCCATCCTGTGCCACCAACATCAAAACCTATACCCTTATCCCATGATATACCATACTTGGAATAAAAAGTTGTAATTGGATAATTTTTATAAATAATACAATCTCCTAATGGAGTATCTGCCTGCGGATCAGTATAAGTATTATACTGAGCTATACTACCATCATCCAGTATTTCTTGTAAAATAGACCAATCTCCAGTTACCTCTGATTTCCAGCCATTATTTAGATCAATCTCAGTCATTAAGTATAGATTGGATGGATCATGGTCTAAAAATCTTCCCCAAATCTCTATACCCTTTAACCTAGTATTTATCATACCCGAATTTCCATCACCATTAATCATATTATGACCAATGCTGACAGATAACCCGAGAGAACAAGTATCCGCTCCTGGATTAGTAATGAATGTTGTATTAGTATTATCTTCATTTCCATATGCTGGATGATTAGTTGTGGAATCATCTTGTGCATTAAATTGCTTAAACTGTGAAGGTTTACTGATATAGCCACCTTCATACACATACGACCACCAAAACTCAGTACCCTCTTTTTTCATAAAAGCACCATCAAGTTTATCATAACTATTGGAAGTCCCATCAATCCAATTATAGAATAAACGAATGCCAGCTGGATTAGGAGTATAGGCACTTAAAGTAGGCGTATCTATATTGATCTGTGTATCGTCAGTAGTATATTGAAATATATCATCTTGCCCATGAGCAAGATGAGAATATTGATATTTCAAAATAGAAGCGGAATCAGATGCTCTTGTTTCCGTAAATGGAACAGGTGCAGCATCATCAACAAAGAAATTTTTAGGCTCATCTAACTCAATTCCTAAATATGTTTTGTCTAAATTCATAAACCCAAAAAACTTAGGCTTACTCAAAGCATGAAGTTCTGCATCTCCAATTCTTAAATAACCCTCACAATCAACAAAATTTAGTTCAGTATTATTTTCTGGGTCCCAAAATGTTAATGTAACAGTACCTGTTGCTGTGGCTTTTTTATCTAATTCAAATTCATTAGGAGAACCAGCAGTAACAGAAGTAATAGTTGATCCAGCAGGTATGCCCGCTCCAGAAACAAAATTCCCTACAGCTATATTTTCATTTGCCCCAGTGTGTTCAACTGTTTTATCGTCATCTGCCGTAGTGCAAGATTCAGTAGACGATGCCGTTGTCTTTAAATCTACAACCCAATCTAGCCAATTGTCATTCTCCATAGAATATATTGAAGCTTGAGAATTTCCAACAGATACGGCTATTAAGTGCTGATATCTTTGAGCATCAGTTAATGAAGCAACATTATGAATAATAGAATCAGTTTTAGTGGTAGTAAATGATTCAATACCGAAGGGTTTAGGTGTACGAGCATCTTGAAATACCTCTACTCCATCGTCTACAAATTCCCAAAATATCATATTATCTTCTTCTACGGAATTTTGAATATCCCCAAATAAAGCAGACATGATATCTTCTTCATGATCTCCTATTTCTGAATGATAAGATGCACTGTATACTGTTCGATTATTCTGAGTAACATTCGTATAAACTTTAATTTCTATTTCATAACGAGCTGTCTCGTTCCATTTGTTTTGCTCAAACGTATATTTCCACCTGGAAAAAGCACCAAAATTATCAGTTGATTCACTATGTGGTTGTTGATACTGGAAACAAAATTGAACATTGCCTATAGTATGATTTCCAAAATTACCAGTTTCGTTCCAATCCGTACGTTGTGGCATTAATAAACTATTAGCAACAGTCTTAGTTGAGCTATCCCATTCTGTATAAGTATCTGTATCGTCTTCTACTGTCTTAGTCAAAAAATAAAAATAAAAATATTCTAAAGTTTCATTATCGCAAGGGGTAAAATTACTTAAATCTCCAAAATATGGATACTCAGCGGTCAACATATATTTAGTTGTACTACCCCATCCGTCATTACTATCGGTAAATGTTTTTACATAAAATTTATCATTAAGCATATCGGCTTCAGAATTCTGTGTTGTACTTCTAGCTGTTGCTCCAGTTGTTTCTATAAATGACAACGGATATTCATAATTATCATTAGCACCATGCAATACTATTTGCTCTAAAAAATAAATAGCTCTCCATATTTTATCAGCTACTGAAACAGTATTTTGTTGACCATTTTCGCCAGTATATATATCTGTAACATTATTCCCAGCTCCCTTGGACGCGTCGTTTCCTAAAGTCCATTGTACATCTAATATTGTTTGATCACGTTCAGTATCTATTAGTAACCATGTCCAAGTAGCACTTTCTGCAAATCCATTAACCTCTGAAAGTATAAAATTAATTTTTGCTCGCTTACCTCTTTGCAATTCTGTTACAACTGGAGCAACTCCCGCAGTAGATGCCTGACCAGAGACAGACAAATCCATATCAGCTGACCAACCATGTATATTTTTACCTTTACGGCTAGGGATAAAATGATTTATAGAACTAATAGCTAATAGAGTTTCACCTGGAATAACATTCAACTTTCCCATACCATCAGCAACGAAATTGACACATTCTTGCATTTGATTCTCTTTTAGATTTTCTGGGTTATACCCCTTAGCAATCCCCCCACTAAAATCACGAATAGTCTCAACATTTTTAGGCATTTATAATATTACCTCCATATGTCGTAATACCATCATTTATATCAAGAACTACTAAATTGAAAAAACCTTTATCAAAAATATCTAAGATACCAACATTATGAGTCCAATTAGTAGGTCTACCTTTTAAATAATCTTTATTCATATCAGCTAAACATCCCATTGAATACGCCATATGGGTTCCTGAGATGTGGGTAATAACAGCTCTTTGAGAGTCATGTGTGTGTCCGTAGATAATGTTACATCCCATTTGCAAGGCATGTGTTCTTGCATGGGCGATTCCCATAAAGTGCCCTCCATGATAAGCATATAATTTACTTCCGAATACTCGAAAGACTTTGCCATATTGATACCACTCATAACCACGTTCATCGAATTTAAATGCTTTTCTTGAACCATATTCTTCAAGATAGGGATTTTCTTCAACAAAATGGTCAAACCAGATTTCATGATTACCTTGCGCAAATTGTTTCTTTTTGCATCCAACTTCATCCAGGACCTTATCGATTCTATCAAGTCCCCTATTAGCCTCTTTGATTTCTTTATCAATAAAAGGTAATTGATATTCAAGTGGCGGACGTTTCTTTTTACGCCATTGCCAATGTGAAACAGATTCGCCATCAACAACATCTCCTAATAATAAAAATGCAGTAGGCTTTACTATTCGTATTACATTTAATGCGCATTTTAAAGCCTTTTCATCGTGGTTTGGGAAGTGAATGTCTGGAAAGACAACCACTGTTTCCTTTATTTTCATAAGATATCCTTCTCATAGCATTAATCAAGCAATTCAAAATGGACCAAATCATCAAACTTATTGTCTTTGGTTTCAAAATCACCATCCCAATCTCCGCCCCATCTAACCTTGACATTGAGCCGCTTAGCAATTCCCTTAACATACCCACCAAAATAATGAAATCTATCCCTATCAGCCCAATCTATAGGATATGGAGCTACATCCATAGCCATACCTTGAACGTGCTTCCCAAATTTAGTCTTAGACTTGCCTTGTTCTACCAGTTCGTTCTGCCTTTCTTGGGAACGAAGACCTTCGATAATAGCACAATCAAATTCCTTTACTACTTCGTTAAAGACATTCTGGAGTTTAGAATTAACTCCTTTCATTCTGCCTTTACTTCTCTTACCGAATTTTGGCATTACTTAGAGTCTAATTTAGCTAAAGCTTTTTTAATCTCTGCAACCATTTCATCGTCTTTTTTTGATGGAGTTGCCTTTACTATAATATCAAGAACCTTTATTATAAGAGCCTTTGCCCCATGTTTCTTAATCTGTCTTTTAATATAACTAGATAGCATGCTCATTTTGAATCTTCCTTTTTTAGCATTTTAGTTAAACCTTGCCAGACGATATCTACCAAGATATCATCTTTATCAGATGGACTTAGTTTCACAATTTTTTCTAAACAGAAAAAAACCACGATAACAATTTCCCAATTTGCTGATACCCACTCCATTTATCGCTCCTTTACTTTTTTTATTTTCCAATACAAGTAGACAATGTTCATACAAAACATTATACACATTAACCCCCACGGAATTAAATCCATTATAAAAACCGCCCCGCTACCAGTACTTAATGTTGTTACTTTTAAACTATCCATTTTACCTACCATTTATTCTGCTTATTGAACCTTTTAATTCTGATACTTGATTGTCAAGATCATTTATTTCTTTATTTAAAGCATCAAATTTCCTATCTAACTTATCATCACTAGCATTCCATCTGCTGATTAATTTTATAATCATACCTTCCATATTCTCCAGAGTCTCAGATTGTCCCTTATTCTCTACCTTTAGATTCTCTAATGTTTCCTGTTGTCTAGCAGCTTTGTTCGACATTTGTACTACTAAGTATACAAACATTGCGCCAACAACCCCAATCATCCCTGCTTCGCCATATAATGCCATAAAATCCATTATTCATATTACCTTGTAATTTGGTTATCCTAATTCCATATTTCGTAGTAGTCATCATACTGTACAGACTGCCACATTGCCCATTGATGTAAATTTCCGAGCCTATCTTCTACCCATTCACTCATCGGACTATTAAACCAGAGAAGTCTGTCTGCGGTATGACCTATGTGATAAAACAGTATTGATAGCATCCTTCTCATTCCGATAATTTGTTACTATTTTTCATGCTAAATCCTTATTTTTCATACAAAATGTAGCATAATTCGCACATTTTACTTCTTTTTACGCTTTCCCCAGCTAAGTGGGTTAATATTAAATTCCTTTTCATAAAAGTTCACTTTCTCTTCGAGTTGTTCCCGCTGTAGAGTTTCTTCCACGATATGTTTGCCAAGTAAATCCCCAATCTTAATGTCAGCCGTGACCATCGCTTCTTCAAGGTTGCCCAATCGAGACTCGATACGCCAATAGCCGTAAACAAGCATCCCGACCAAAACAAGTAACTGCCCCAGCCATTTGAGATTAATACTAACCACAGCATTATCATCAACGACAGTACCCTTGTAACTTCGAGCAGTCTCAAGTTCAGCCATTTAAACATACTATTTGGTGATTATAATCCCGTATAAACATATTTTACAGGGATTCCATAACTTGTGTTACTCGACCACTTCTGCTTCTCCAGGTTCTTCAAGGGCTTTCTCCAATTTCTTCATAAAGAATTCACGACCACCATTTAACTGATCAAGATTGAACATACTACTGCCAATCTTCCTGTCTAGGTCAGCCACATGATTAACAAGCATAGCCTGTTCTTCTGTGAAATCTTCTGGTTTGTACTCAACATCGTTGATAACGACAGTCTGTTGTTCTTTTTGTTTTTTATCAGACATTATTTATCCTTTTTGGTTTACAGAGCTTGAATATCAGTCTTCAAGAGTTCCCACCCTTCTTTCTGAGATGTTGACTC